ACCGGGGGCGAGCGGTGTTTTTGGGGAAAAAGTGGGTCCCACTACATCCAGAAGAAGAAAATTGGGCTGGGTCAATGCAATTGGGCTGCATATTTATGGGCTGATGTTATTGGGCTTTATACTTGGACTCGATATTGATAGAATTGTAAATCTTTATTAATATCTCAAAGAAATACATTGTATACACATATTCATACACTTGCATTCGTACATACATCATAATCATCCCATATTCGTATGTCAACTACCGGGGCTTCATGCATCATCAGTATATCAATAGCCTCTACCATGTCCTCCTGTCGAAACTCTCTAACATGAGAATCCTTATACATGAACCTCAACATATTATGTATTTCTTCCTCTATATTGTTGAAGTCGAAAGGTGGTATGATCCCATCATGGCCGTATGTGATCAGGAACGTCTTCTTAGCCATGGCTGGTGATCTTGTTGAGCACAATCCAATCTGAACAAGAATGGAATTGTCGTCTTTGATCTCACATCGATAGTAAACTCCATCCCCTTCCTGATTGATCGTCATTCGTAAATGTGAAATATACATGAGTTCAAGTTCTTAAATAGTGGCATGTTTCATGATATATGGACATAACTCATAAACGTGGTTCAATAATTATCATATGAAGTGGAGTTGATTTAGATATGGTTGATAGTTACATGACTATCAATCCTCTATAAAAAAAAAGAAAAAAGAAAACTTAATCATCAAGGGATTAAGTAGGAAATAATAAAAGAAGAAAAAAAATGAAAAAAAATATCAAGAAAGAAATCAAAAATCAGGAAAAATTAAAAAAATAAAACATGAAAGGAAAACACACACATACACACAAACCAAATAATCTTGAGAAAATACGGCCCCGCAGGGGCACTGGAACCACAGCCAACAAAACTGGAACAAACGTGAGAAAAAAACGAAATGCACACGTGTATCCTCACGTGTGGATGAGGTAAAAAAAAGAAAATAAACAACAAATCAACATATCCGTACACAGTAATTAATCATTAATTACTGCGCAGTAAATGTGAATAAAATTAACCCATGGTTAATTTTGGAGACACCAATAGGTAAATGAGACACCGATATATGGGTGTCTCAATTGGTGACTATTATTTTGCTTTCCCAAAATACCCCTATCTATGTGTCTGGAAGGCGCGTGGTAATGCTCTGAAAAAGTAGGTTTTCTCTCTCCTAAAACTCGTCGGAACGGCCAAACTGGCTGATTCCGGCGTCAATTTGCGACACGCGCGGCGGTGTGTACCCCTGGGAGGGTAGGTACCACTACGCTACGCAGCAGCCTTAGCTACGCCGGAGCTTAGCTCGCCCCCGTTCTAATATT